AAAATATCATTGCGTGGTTGGGTGGGATGGGTCGGTCTGGAATGACTATCCGCTAACGGGTGATCCGACGGGGTGTACGCCGCCGCCTGACCCTTGTGAGGCGCTCAGTGGATCTACCGCGAGCGGTGCGGGGTACTACGAAGGCGGGGGCGGTGGTCATTCGCCGTCGGTGCCGCCTACCACGACGACGTGCAAAGACGGGTGCATCGCGGTGTATTCAGGCACGTTTCCGGATGCGCGGCGGTTGGATGGGTCGGATGGGGGTAAGGGGTACACCTATTACGGGGTCGGCATGTATATCTACAAGGGCGGGGCGTGCACGGCAGGGGATACACCAGATACGCCGCTCAGTACATTGCCGGACGATACGTGCGGGGAGGGGTTCTTGGTCGGGACGGACAAAGACGGCAAACCGGCGTGCGTCGAGCCGGAAACGGGGGAGCCAGTCGAGGAAGAGTCGGATGCGCCTGCCGATTGTCCGGTCGGCGAGTCGCGGGCGACGTATGCGGACGGTACGTCGAGTTTCACGCGGTTTGCGTGGGAGGGTGGTATGTGTGTAAAGCGGGTCTGGTTGTATCCGGCGGGAAGTCCGGCGCCAACACCAGGCACGGGGACAGGGCCAACAGGGACGCCGACGACGACCGAGGAAACTGCGTCGGAGGTGTCGGATGATCCGCTCGATGCATTCTGCAAGCTGAATCCGAAAAGCCCATTGTGTTTGTCGGAGGATTCATCGTTCGGGGGGAGCTGCGGCGCGGGGTTCACGTGCAAGGGTGAAGCGGTGGTGTGTGCGATCGCCCAGGAGGAGCACAAGCGCAATTGCATCTTGTTCGATACCGCGACCAGTCTATCGACATTGGGCGCGGGCATTGCGGCGGGAACTGATGCCCTATCGGGTACGTTTCCGACCGCAGCGGGGAACATTCCGAGTACGAGCATCAGTGCCCTGGTGGCGCCAGGCTCGGAGCCATTCGCGGCAGGGTGTATCGAAGATGTGAGCGTGACGGTGGGCGGGCAAGAAATTACGGTTCCGCTGTCGGAGGTCTGTGACTACGCTGCGATGCTCGGTAATGTGTTCGTCGCGTTTTGTTCGATCGCTGCGGCAATCATTATCGGGAGGGCATAGTCATGCCGGTGTTTATTGCGGCGCTGCTCGGGGGCCTGGTCATGGCCACGGGGTCGATTGTCGGGCGTGTGCTCATCGCGCTCGGTGTTGGGTTTGTTGTGTATACGGGTGTCGATGTGGCGGTCGAACAGTTCCGCACGCAAGCGTTGTCGAACATCGGGGCGTTGCCCGCTGGCATGGTGGGCCTGGCGGGGACTATGAAAATCGGGACGGGGTTGAACATCATTTTCTCTGCAATCGTGGCCAGGCTGGCGCTGAATGGACTCACTAGCGGGGCACTGAAGCGCATGGTGTGGAAGTGAAACGTCGTCGAGGTGGTTTGGTATGTCCGCGTGCGTTTCAATGCGTCCTAGCGCGTTCTAGCTGCCCTAGTCTGGTGCACCGAGGGGATTTCGGGTGCTAACGCTGATAACGGGGGTGCCAGGGGCGGGCAAGACTCTTTACGCGTTGAACCTAGTCAAAGCGCGTGCGGAAAAAGAGGGGCGCACGGTGTATCAGTCCGGCATCGCAGACTGCACGCTGTCGTGGGAAACGCTAGATGATCCTGCGGCGTGGGAAAAGGTGCCGGATGGTTCACTAGTGTTGATCGATGAGGCGCAGCGGGCTTTCCGGCCTCGAGGTGTCGGGTCGGTGGTGCCGCCGCACGTGGCGGCGTTGGAGACGCATCGGCATCGTGGTCTGGATATCGTACTGACCACGCAACATCCTAATCTGGTGGATGCAAACGTGCGGCGCCTGGTGGGTCAGCATTTCCATGTGGTGCGGCGGTTTGGGGCGCAGCGGGCGGTGATCTACGAATGGCCCAGTGCTCACGAGATTGGTAAGGGGTCGCTCGATGATGCGCTTCGGCACGAGTTTCGGTATCCAGTGGGGGCCTTCGCCTGGTACAAATCTGCGGAACTGCATACGCACAAGCGGCATGTTCCGTTCCGGGTGATCTTCCTTTTCTTGGCGCCGTTGATCATCGGCGGGCTTTGTTGGGCGGCGTATGAATCGCTGCGGGGGTATTGGGATGCGTCGCGCAAGAGCGAAGGGCCGGAGCTCCTTGTAACGGCGCCAGGTAAGGGGTCACCTGGGGCAGCTGCGGCGCCAGGTGGGACGGTGCGCGGCGCTGCGCCAGGTGGCGGTACGGTCGGGGAATACTTGGCGGCGTACAAGCCACGGGTCGAAGGTCTATCGTATACCGCGCCGGTGTATGACGAAATCACCAAACCGACGCGGGCGCCGGTGCCGGTGGCGTGCGTGTCATCGGGCGATCGGTGTGAGTGTTACTCCCAGGATGCAACGGTGCTTGCGGTGGATCGTGGGTTCTGCAGGATGGCGGTCGAGCGGGGGGTGTTTGTCAATTTCGCGGTGGCGGGAAGCAAACAAGGCGAGGTCGTGCCAACAGGCCCCGCGTCTTTGCGGTCGGGGTCGACCGCCAGGGCGGCGCCGACCGCAGTACCTGCGACGGCCTTAGTGCCCATTGCGCGGTAGGCGGGTTCCTGCCGAACAGCGACCGCCCCTCAAGGGGCGAGTCAAGAGGGTGGGGTAACAGCGGGATCGGCCAGCGTGTGCGTGCGTGAGCGCCCCACGCTCACGGCCTATAGAGTCCGCAGGGTGCCCTTAGCTGGTTGTCCGCATTGTTGGTTTTCTCCAACAGTCAAGTCTTTCCTTAATCTAGATCAATACCCAATCGTTGACTATTGCGGCGGGTGCCGGCTATTGTCCGTCCATGCCGGCGGGTGCCGGGGGTTCGGGGAGGTGGCGATGCTTGGTCTGACCGCACAGGAACAGCGGGACGTTGCGAGGATAGAGGCATTGGCGTTGCTGGCGTCGTCTGCCCTGGTGCGGGCGCTGCTGGCGGGAGAACTGGCGAAGATCAAAGCCGAGGCGGGGCGGGCATGATCGGGTGGTCGGTGGATCAGGAGACGGGGGAGATGATCCCCCCCCGTCCAGTAATACGGGGGGAACTCTCCGACGGGCCACAGTTTGCGGTGGGGGTCGATTGGTTGGGGTTCACCTACTTCCCCCCGACGGACGGCGGGTGGCGTACCGATTTGCGCGCGGTGTTGGTGGAGTTCTTCGGGGTGGCGGGGTGGGAAGAGCGCAAGGGGTGGCAGGGTTACGAGTTCAGCGCACGCGTGGGTGGGGTTCTGGTCGCGTGGGGTGGCGACGCGCAGCGGGCGTCGGTGCATGTCGAGGTGCCAGGGTCGGTATGTGGCATGTGCGCAGACTGGGCCGGTCTTGCGATGTGGTTGTCCGGCGTGCGCGCAAAGCTTACGCGAGTGGACATCGCCGGGGATGACTACTACGGCGAGCGCGTGTCGGTGGATTGGGCGCTCGCGGAATACAAGGCGGGCGGGTTCGCGCTGCAAGGTACGGCGCCATCGGGGAGGCTGATAGATGACCTGGGCAGCGGGGCGGGGCGGACGTTGTACGTCGGCAAGCGGGAGAATGGCAAGGTCTGTCGGGTCTATGAAAAGGGGCGCCAGCTTGGCGATGCTCTGTCTGCATGGTGTCGCGTCGAAGTCGAGTGGCGCGCCAAAAACCGAGTACTCGATTACGACATGCTTACTCGGCCTGCGGAATATCTCGGGGGCGCTTTCCCTTGCGTCTCGCTGTTCTCTCGGGTGTGTGCGCGCGTGCGGACGTTCCGGCAAAAAGCCAAGATCTCGTATGGACGGATGGTCGATATCGCGCGGCTACATGCTGGTCGGGCGATCAATGTAATTTTCCAAGTGTGCGGCGGGGACGCTGCCAAAACGGTTCGCCTTTTGCGGCGCGGGGGCCTACCGAGTCGCATCACCGTGCCTGATATGTGCGCTCTGACGGGCGCTTAGTGGAGCTCCTATGCAAATCAAAGTGGTGACGTGTGTACGCAATACCGGGGTCGGGCGGGCGACGGGTCGCAAGTTCGATTTTCTGGTCGTGGGTGGTGTGATGCAAACGGCGCGAGGGCATGAGCTGGTGGAGTTCATGCTGGACGGCGCGGATACGCCGCCGGAGCCGGGGAAGCTGTACGAGGTGGAAGTCAGCTTCTATCCCAATCGCGAGAAAAAGCTGGCCTTTCGCGTCGAGGGGTTGCGCCTGGTTGCCGGAGCCGCCGCCGCCGTGGCGAAGGCTGCGTGATGTATTACCGGGGCCGTGGTTTGTCGTGGGTGTTTGCCTCGGCGATGGTACGTAAGGTGGGCTATCTGGTAGCGGGCCTGGTGTGCGGTGGGGTCGCTGCCTGGTTCTCACGCTGATAGGGGGTTGTCATGGCGCTCTGTGTAACGGTCGGGTCAGGGGGTGAGTTGCTGGCCACGGCTGACGCGTTGTCTGCGTGCGCGGGGCATGTCGTCGTGACGCCAGCAGAGTTCGCGTTGATGCAAGGGGTGTTGCAGCCTTTGACGATCGCGGATGGGGTGGTGATCGGTACGGCGATTTTCGTTGCCTGGTCGATTGCCTTTGGGTTCCGCGTTCTGCGGAAATCGTTAGAAAACTCGTGAAGGAAAAAACTATGAAGCGCATTTCTTACCTGGCACTTCCCGGCCTGCTGTTGGCGTCGGGCCTGGCGCAAGCCGTGGTCGATACAACGGATATCGAGGCGGCCATCACGGATGCCGGTACTGCGGGCGCGGTCGTCGGTGCTGCGGTCGTGGTCATGATCGTGGGCATTAAGGTTTTCAAGTGGCTGCGTCGGGCACTCTGAGAATCGAGCGGTAACCGGGGCGATTCGCTACGGCAGGGCGCGCAGTACGGCGCCCTTTTTCGTGGGGGTAACGTGGAAGGCTATTTCGTACTGCTGGCGATCTTGGGGGCTGCGTGGATCATTTTCGGCGAATGAGACGGATCGTCATAACGGTGGGGTCGGTGTGGTTGGTGGCGTTGTTGCTGGCCTGGTCAGGTCTTTCTGGTGCTGCGGTAACCGCAGGCAGTTTGCCGTATGTGGCGCAATGGCGCGGAGGGAATCCGGTGATTTCGGGTTCTGTGAGTGGTGGGCCTAATACCATTGTCGATCAGTTGTGCGTGCGTGACTGGCCTGGGTATCCGTATCCGGCGTACACGGTGAACAGTTCGATAAGCACTACGGGGCGTTGCTGGACGGGGCCGAATGGAACCGGAGCTTCGAGGTCGGTGGGCAATGTGCTGAAAAAATATCATTGCGTGGTTGGGTGGGATGGGTCGGTCTGGAATGACTATCCGCTAACGGGTGATCCGACGGGGTGTACGCCGCCGCCTGACCCTTGTGAGGCGCTCAGTGGATCTACCGCG